CTTGTTCATCTCAGCGCCCAGCATTCGCAGCCGCTTCTGGTAGGCCTGTGAGTGCTGGAGCATGGCACCAGGCTCCATCTTTTTAAACAACACCTGGTTCGCTTCCTTGAAATTTTTTAGCGCTGTCATCCGGTCGCGCTCACTAGCCTTGCCTGCTGACATCGTCTTGTCGGCGAGCTCTTCATAGGCTGCAGACCAATCCAGCTGCGTGGCGTGCGTTGACTTAACCACCGGCTCGCCACCGTCCTTGCTTGGCACCATCAGCTGGAACTCACCTGCTAACGCTGGCTTTGGGTTAGCCTCTTCCAGATCCGGCACATACTCATCCAATGGTGGCGGTGGTGGTGCGATTCGATCCAGCGGGTTAGATGGCAGCGGCGTGATATTCTTGGCTGGCTGTGGCCGTGCCTCTGGCGGGAAATCCTGCGCCTCTTCGACTGTGATCAGCCCCTTCAGCGCGTCAGGAAACGCGTCACGCAGCGCAAAGCCTCGAGCTCGCATCTGCATCATGCGCTTCGGGTACGCCTGCCACGGCCCCTGCTTGCCCCATAAGCCAGCTCTTTTGGCATCTTCGACCGAGAACTTGGCCACCACCGGCTTGCGGCCACGGCGCTTTGCAACGCAGACAGCTACTGGGTTCGGCGTGCCTTCATCCTCGAAATACTCTTCGATGTCCTCACAGTGTGGGCTGGCTTGAACCAGCGCCATCGCTGCGTCACCGTACACGCTGGGCTTGCCATTGATTACGGCAATGTTCTGGAGCGCCTGCATGGGTGCCAAGCCGATCTCTGCGCCCCACTGCATGGCCACCAGAATATCTTGCGGCTTGCCGGTATAGGCTTTGGGTACTAGGCTGGACGATGCCAGCTCTTCGGCAAACTGCCTGGCTTCGGTAAAGGTTGCAGGCGCAAAGCCTTGCCTAGTTGTAACGAGATTGGTCATTGTTGTCTCCTGGTAGAAATGCTTCGATTGTGTAAAGAACTAGCGCGGTGAAGGACTCGACGATTTCCTCGGCCTCTTCCTCGCTGCACTTGGGTATGGTGTTCAACAGCGCAACCACAGCTCTAGCGTGCGCCTCTTCGATCTTGGTCATAGTGCCTCTTTGATTGATAGGGTTGATTGACGAATGCTGTATGCGTCCTTCGCAGGCACCACCTTCTCTGGTGTCGCCTTGTAGCTACGCATTGGCCAGCGGATCTCGAAGCGACCGACGGTGCCTTTGGATGCTTGGCCAAGCATTGCCTTGAGCTCTGTCTCTGCTTCGCTGCGCTTGCCCTCGGCCTCTTTGATGGCGGCATTGGCGGCTAGGATCTGGTCGGCCAGCTGTTCAGCGCGACCAGGTAGGTTGACTACCGCAGCCTCATCAGCTGCCGGGTACATGCGGTCGGCATCCTTGCTGTTGGCTGGTGGGTAATAGTCAATCTCGCCGGTGGCTTTGTACTTCTCGATTTTGTTTTGGAACTCGAGCACCGCGGTCTTGATCGTTTCCAGTGTTTGCTTGTGCGGCTCGAACAGGAAGATCCGCAGCACGGTTCCCTGGTACAGCACGGCCACCGCACCCCACTTGGCCTGCATGATGTCCATCTGTGCCTGCAACTGCACAGGGCCGCGGTAAAGCGCAGGCATTTCCTCGGGCGACACTGCGGTTAGCTTGGCCTCGAGCACGCCATAGCCGTCGAGCATGATCTCATCCTGGCCGACCACGATAATGCCTGCGTCCATGTCGGTGCGGATCTTCTGGCCACGGCCATGCGCCCAGCCGTCCAGGCTGCAGGCCAGCGGCAGTGTCTTATGAAAGAAGGCCGAGTCGAACTCGGTCGAGAGCTCGAGCAGCTCGAGGCGCTTGGCTGTTTCCAGCAGAATCATTTGCTCCAGCCGATCACCCCAGGCCATCGCTTCGTTCTGTTTGTCTTCGCGTGGCAGGCCTTTGCTTGCGTTGATGCTGTACTGCAGTTCGTCGTTAGGTGTCTGGTATCGAGACAACCCGAGCAGCGCTGGCAGGCGGCTGGCGCTCATCATGTAGTCTGGTGTTAGTTTGCCTGACATGTTTCCTCCGTTAGTTTATAGACCCGCACCACGCGAGCGTGAGCGGCTTTGTGAGCGGCTTCTGTGTAGCCGATTGCTGTGAATTTTTTACCCCGGAAAACGGCACCGAGCACTGATGGGTGCAGCTCCGCAGGCAGGTTGATGGCAGCTCGGACATCGTTGATCGACACCGAGCCCTGCTGCCTGCAGATTTGAGCTGCAATGTCTCGGCACTGAGCCAGGAAGTCGCTGTCGCGTTGCTCGAACAATGCCAGCTGGGCATCGCGCAGAATCTGGCCGGTGATCATATAACACCCGCCACAAAGAACAGCGCCATCACAATGAAGATCCCGAGCAATACGCCGTTAAAGAAATCGTCGTTCATGCTGCACCCCGCTGAATTAGGTTAGAGACTTGGGCAGCGCCCCAGGTACGGCCACCGCGAGCGGTTTGCACGCCGCGAGCTGTCAGTGCTGCTGCGATTGAGCGCAGGCTGGTGATGCCTGCACGCTGCAGGTCGGCGATGATGGGCATCATGCGAGCTGCGAATGCGTCAGCGTTGGCACGGCCAGCTGCTGCACCGGCTTCTGCTGCGGCTTGTGGGTTTGGGTTACCGAGCTTGACACCGCGGGCTTTAGCTGCCTGCAGTGCTGCCTTGGTACGGCGGCTGATCTCTTCGCGCTCATGCTGGGCGACCACAGCGCGGATGCCGAACTCAAGCGTACCAGCGTGCGGCATGTCGGCTGCAACGATCTGCACGCCAGAGTCACGCAGGGTCAGCAAGAATGCTGCCTGGCGTGACAAGCGGTCGATCTTAGCAATCAGCAAAGCAGAACCTGTGGCTTTGCACATGGCGATGGCAGCGGCCAGCTGTGGCCGATCATCGTGCTTGCCTGATTCGATCTCGGTGAATGAATGGATGATGCCGTCGGCGTAGGCTTTGACTGCTGCCTGCTGGGCTTCGAGGCCGAGGCCAGATTGGCCCTGGCGCTCAGTGGAAACTCGGAAGTAAGCTACATATTTGCTCATGTTTTTCGCTCCTGTATCTCGGTGGCGTTGCGGTCTTGAGTGACCGTAGACAGAGCCTATATATATCGCCGGTATATGTCAACACCCCAAACCAAAATAATTTTAGGTGCTGTCAAATTGGCAAGCGTTGACGGCGTTACGGTCTTAGAATTATATTCGGGCGATATACAAGGGGGTGTTATGAAGCAAGGCAAGATGTTTCTCATGCGTATGCGGCCAGAGGTAAGGCAGCTGCTAGACCAGGCGGCTGCAGAACAGCGTCGCACCAGGGTGTCGATCCTGGAAGAGCTGATACTGGAGGCTTACGGCAAGCGCTACCAGAGCACGCAGGATCGGCTGAACAAGCTGCTAGGTGGCGCATGAACGGTCGTGGCAAGCGGAACAAGGGCGCTGCAGGCGAGCGTGAGCTGGCCAAACTGCTGACTGATGAGCTCGGGTTTGTGGTCAAGCGCAACCTGGGGCAGGCCAGAGATGGTGCTGATGACATCACGATCCAGCACTTCAGGCTTGAGGTAAAGCGGCAGGAGCGGTTGCAGATTGATGCCTGGTCGCAACAGGTCGAGGCTTGTGCGCAGCCGAACGAGGTGCCGGTGGTAGTCTACCGGCGCAACGGCCAGCCCTGGCGCGTCTGTCTTTTACTGGATGACTTTATACCTATGCTGAGAGATCAATTGGAAGGAAACAATGCAAACGAAACTGAAGCTGGCTGATGACACGATGCCGCCAAAGAAAGAAAAGAAGCCGGATGACACGCCGAGTGTGTGGAACCCAAATTTTAAATACAAGCCAGCAGGCACGGCGATGGACTTAGCCGCCAAGTTCAAGCGCATCCAGCGCGAGCAGGCCAAGGCTGCGAAGGCTAACAAGGTGAGGCGCGTCAAATGATCCGACTGTGGCGAGCGTTCAGGATGTGGCGTTATTCCGGCCTTGGGATCATGGCCTCGGTCAAGCAGGCCAGGCGGTATCTGAGGCGGCATGGTGGCCGCAGGTTATGAGCACTGCCAGCACTGCGACAGGCCGCACTGGAAGCCTCGCACGGTGCTGGTGGACGGCGTTGAGCTCTGCACGCACAGCGAAGCCTGGCGCTTCGAGTGCGAGGTGCGGTGGGCTTTGAAGCTGCCGGACAAGGCGAGGAAGCCGAAGGTTACCAAGGTGCAATATTTACTCAGTGTCGAAGAGCGGCGCGGCATTGAGGGCAAGGCCAGGCTGCGAAATGAAATGTTGAGGAGATATAAAAATGCAAAAAGTAAGAAATGAACACCGGCTGCTGGACACATTGATTACTGAGCTCAGAGCTCGCAACGATGCGCACCTGGCTGTCAAGCTGGGCTGGCCGCAGGCGTATGTCAGCAAGATCCGAAGCGGCAAGATGGGTGTCACAGCCGAGCGGATCTTAAAGATCCACGACGCGACAGGCTGGGAGATTAAGCGGATCAAGGGGCTGATATGAACACCAAGTTCTGCACCAGCTGCCAATGCACCAGGGATCTTGACGGCGGGATCTACAGGCGCGGCAAGAACACAGCGCGGTGGATCTGTAAGCCGTGTGTGGAAAGGCGCTCAGAGAGCCCGTATCGCAACCACAGCGGCCAGATAACGCCAGAGGCGCATGTCAGGAAGCTGGCGGGTCAGCTGCGGTGGCGGTGATGGTGATCGCATTCTTTGGCGTGCTGCTGATGACCATCGGCGGCTTACTAGGGCTGGCAGCGATTTCGTTCTATATCGGCCTGCTTGCAGGCGATAAGGAAGACGATTGGAAATGAATATTTACACCCACAAGTTCGCGGTGCGCTGCCCGAACAACAACAAGCAAGTGTTCTATGAGCTCGAGATCCAGTCGGAGCAGATGATCTACGTCGAGAAGATCGTCATCGCCTGCGAACTTTGGGAGTGCGAATTCCACGAGAAGATGGCCGACCACTTGGCGCATCAGTTCCCGAACACAAGGCAGTTTCTACGAGCTCACCATCATGGCGTGGATGTGGAAACCGTCAGGGGCGAGATATGACGATCCACTACCACGGCACGCCAATCACGCCCAGGACTGTCCTGCAGCAGCTGGCGGGTCGTTTTTTTTGCGTGTCGCACTACCGGCCTGATGATGTAGATTGGTGCCACAAACATGGCCAAGGCGTGATGCTGGACAACGGCGCATTCTCGGCATGGCGCTCGGGCAAGCAGACAGATTGGGCTGGGTTTTATGGTTGGTGCGAACAGTGGCTGGACTATCCGACCAGCTGGGCAGTCATCCCTGATGTAATTGTTGGCGACGAGGCCGATAACGATGCCCTGCTTGATCAATGGCCGCATGGCCAGCGTGGTGCGCCGGTATGGCACATGCACGAATCAATCGACCGGCTGCAGCGGCTGTGCGACAGCTGGCAGCGGGTCTGCATTGGATCGTCAGCTCAGTATGCGGTGGTCGGCTCAAGCAGCTGGCACCGCCGGATGACCGAGGCCATGAACGTGATCTGCAAGACAGGCAGAGTGCCGACCTGGTTGCACATGCTGCGAGGCATGGCGGCCACCCGCTTTGGCTATCCGTTTGCCAGCGTGGACAGCACTGACATTGCCCGCAATCACAATCGAGGCGTGCCGGTAAGGCAGATGGCTGACCAGTGGGATTCGATTCAATGCCGACCACATTGGCAGCAGGCACCGCTTCAAGCCAGCCTGTTGGAAAGAGTGGCATGACTCCAATGCCTGATAACGTGGTGCAGTTCGCGCTGCCGAAGAAGCCTAAGATCCGCGAGAAGGAACCGATGCCAGACCAGCGCAAGCTGGTTGTGGTGCCGATCCGAGCAGCCACAGACAAGACATTGACTGAGGGCATGTTGCGCACGCTGTTGCTGGTGGCCAGCTATTGCAACCGAGCTGGGATCACTTGGGTCGGACAAGCACGCCTAGCGCAAGACCTGGGCGTGAGCAGGCAGGCAATCACCCGGCAGGTCGGCAAGCTGGTCAAGGCTGGTTACCTGGAAGTAATCAGCAAGGGCTGGCGAGGCGAGAGGTCAAACAGCATCCGGCTGATCTTCGATAAGAGCATCGATGCTGAGACAGCTGTGGCAGTCACCAGCCGCATTGAAGACACCAGGACACCGCTAATGAAGGAGAAGCAAATGCAGGACATGACACCAGATCCAGAAGGATTGAAGCGCATCCACGACATGATTAACGGAGTAATTAAGCCAGTTCAACAACCAGCCAAGGAGTATCAAATGCCAAAGTCAGGAGACACAGTCACGGTTGCTAAGATGAAAGAACAGATAGCAAAGAAGAAAGCAAAAGCAGTCAATACGCTACCACCAGAGGTTGCCAATGAAGAGGCTACACATAGGCAACCTAGACCTGTGGATAACTCCGCTCATAGGCAACATCATCGGCTACATCCAGAGGTTGCGCGAACACAAGAAAACATAGGTATAGATAAAGTATTAAGGTTATTTTTAAATAAAGGTTTTAATGTTTTAAGCAACCAAGAATCAATTCAACACATTGCAAATGAAACAACAGTTGCAGAACTTGAAACACTGATGGATAAGTTGTCAGATCGCTATGCAGCTGAAGGCTTGCCCTTGCCGACCGATGGCGCGATGCTGGCCAACGACCTGATCATGCTGCAGTCGGATGAGCTGACAGCACGGCATGGCATTTAAACGCGATCTAAGGTACCTACAAGGCGCGATCAGGGTGCAGGTAATAGGCAGACATGGGTACGCATGGAAAACAGCTCTACGGGGCTGTAATCCAAAGTGTCCAAAGTCCAAACGAACGTATGGTGTTTTGACGTGTCCGGAAGGCAGGGGGGGGTAACGACGTGTCTGCATTGAAGCGATGCCAGCACGACCTGGCTGCAGGATCGATTGCGTTATCGATCTGGCATCACCTGTTGTCAAAAAGGCACCCTTTGCCCCCTCCCCCGTCATGAGCGCTAGCGGGGGCTACCCACAATTTTTCCCCACTTTTTTGTCTGGTGGGTTTTTTGCAACAACTTAGGAGATTAACAACATGGGATGGGAACATAAGCCGAACTTTGGCAGTGCGTTTATCAACAAGGAAAAGAAGGAGGATTGGCACGCTGCCTACCGTGGTGACGTGATGTTGCCGGATGGTACGGTGCATTACCTTGACTTGAATCCTGCGACGACTAAGGCGGGTGAGCAGTATTTCAAGATCAAGATCGGCAAGGTGAAGTCGATTGGTGCGCCGCCGCTGTCTACGCACAACCAGGCCAAGGGCAATGGCTACCAGCCGCAGGCTGACGAAGAGATACC